CATGATAGGGCGACCTATCATAGAGGCACATCCAGACCGCTGGCTAGAGCCAGAGGAGTATCACCTCGCAGACTCATGGTTTGTCAAGATGGCTGTCGGCGACGGCGCCCTCAAGTGGTTCATCACCCGGATGCCGTGGCACCTGCCGAAGGTGATCTGGCAGCGCGGGTTTAAGGGCGACGAAAAGATGCGCGTCTTCGACACCGACAAACTTATCAAGAAAATTTTACAGTAACACTTAACGCTAAATAACATGGGATCTACAAACGTCCAAGCAGCACCAGCACGCGACTACGCGCAAGAAACATCGCAGACGCTGCAAAACCAGATCAATCTGGCGCCACAGCTCTACCAGTCCGAGGCGCAGTACCAGCCGCTGTACAACCAGCTCCAGCTCCAGAACACCCAGCAGGCTCTGCTTGGCGTTCCCGGCGGCCAGATGGGTATGCTTGATATCTACCGTCAGGCTCTGCCGCAGTACGGTCAGATTAGCGCGGCAGCTAACACCCAGCAACGCGCCGCTGATATTGCGGACGTGCAGGGCCTTGGCCTACAGGCTTCGCAGGCGTTCATGGCAGCAAATCCTGAGCTGGCTGCATCGCTGCAACAGGCTCAGGGCTTCGCCGGTCCACAGCAGAATCAGTTTACTAACACACTCAGCCAGCAACTCGCCCAACAGCAGCCGCGTGAGAATGTTTATGCGCAGCAGGTTGGCGCAGCTCAAATGGGCGGACCACAGCAGGTAGGTGCAGCCCAGATCGGTGGACCGCAGCAGGTCTACACCCAGAACATTCGCGCTGGAAATATTGGCCAAGGCGCCCTCGGTAGCAGTCTCTACAATCAGGCACTCAACGCCGGCCCGTCGCGGATCTCAAGCGCACTTGAGAGTGCCGTGCTGAACCAGATGTCGCCAGATGGCAGTCTGACGCCGGCTGAGATGCGTCAGGCCGAGCAGCAGGTCCGCGCATCCTACGCCGCACGCGGCATGGCAATGTCGCCCCAGGCTATTAGCGCAGAGGTTCAGAATCGTTTGGTTAACCAACGCCAACGCCAAGTTGAGAACCTTGGGATGGCGCAGAATGTTAACGCGCAGTTGCAGCAGGAGCAGGCCGCAAACCGTAACTTTGCCGGCAACATCTATGGTCAGGACATTAACCTACAGGGTCAAAATGTGTCTAACCGGATGCAGGCTCAACAGCTCAACCAGCAGTATGGACTGCAGGCTCAGTTAGCCAACCAGTCTGCTGGAATGACTCAGGCACAGGCCAACCAACAGGCTCTAATGCAGTCGCAACTTGCGAACCAGCAGGCTGGATTGACGGTTGGTCAAGCCAATCAGCAGGCATTTATGCAGTCGCAACTTGCGAATCAACAGGCCAACTTGCAGGCCGATCAAGCTAACCGCGCAAGCAACCAACAGCAGTATCAGAACTACATTCAGAACCTTGGTCAGGGTTCGCAGCTTGCTAACCAAGAGCTGGCCGCGAATCGTGGCTACGCTGCGCAGATGGTTGGCTTGCGTCAGGCAACGTCTAGCGATCCATTCCAAGCGATCCTTGGCCGTCCCAGCACCGCATTCCAAGCGAGCCAAGGTCTCGGTGCGCAGGGTATGCAGAACACGCAGATTGCCGGTCCTGCGCTGTTTAATCCGGAGTCTAGCTACGCCAACAATATCTACGGTGGCAACCAGCAATCCACAAATGCTGCAAACATCGCGCAGGCTCAGGCTAATGCTTCTATGATCAGCGGAATTGCTGGTGGATTGGGCGCCGTTGCTGCCGCTCCTATGACTGGCGGAGGATCAGTAATTGGATCACTGTTTGGAAAATGTTGGGTGGCTCGCGAAGTCTACGGTGAAAACAATCCTCGCTGGATTGAGTTCCGCACATGGCTGCTGACTCGTTCACCAAACTGGTTCCACGATCTATACACAAAGTATGGCTCTCGCTTTGCTAAATTTATTAGCAACAAGCCAAAAATAAAACGCGCCATCCGCCTCTGGATGGACAGCCGCATCGCAACTCTTAGCGCCTAACATTTATGCAAAAGGGACCATATTTTAATCCTGTCCAGTACATCAGCCCATTGCCCGAGGGTTACCTGCAGGCGTCTTCAAACATCGCCAACACGCTGGGAAAGGCAGTGCAAGGATTTGGAGAGAACATTGCCTCTGGCATCGAGAAATATACTAAGAACAAGGAAGAGTCCGCTTTGCTTGATTCGCAGGCGCCGATTCTTTTGGCAGATTTAAAAAAACGAGCGGAAGCATCAAAAAACACAGAGGACATAGCCCGTTTTCAAAAAATGGGTGACCAACTTTCAAAAATGCCAGGACAATCAGTTGCGCAAAAGAGGGCAACTGTTTCTGGGCTATCAACCGAATTATCTTTGTACGATAAGCGTCAGCAATTTGAAATTAATCAAAATCAAATTAATGCTTATAATCAGAATGTTGCGAACCAACAGGCATACACCCAGTCTCTTGGCGGTCCAACGACTCGCGACGTGCAAAGCCAACTAGCCCAGCGTCTGCGCGATCAGAGTCAGTATTTATACGATCAGAACCAGCAAGCTCCGCAGCAGCAAGCTCAACCTGAGTTTATGAATAGCCTGGCGGCAATTCAAGCGAATAGACCGCAGCCATCCGCTGCGCCGATTGCGCAACCGCAGGCCGCTCCAATTAATCCCGCAGCATTTGCGCAATCAACACCGCAACCCGCAGCATTTGATCCGTCTACAATATTGCCAAATATTTCTCGGGCATTTACACAGACAAAAGATAATCCTTACGGAACTGATTATTTTAGTAATGCAAAACAATCTATTTCTGGGCCTCCACAGGCTCAGGTTGCACAACAGGCTCCTATTGCAGCTCCAACACCAGCGGCACAAGTTAGTTCTCCTGTATCTGCTCAACAGCCGGTTGCTGCTCAACGTAATCTGCCTAGCGCGTCTCAGTTTGATCAATCGTTCAATCAAAACATTGATCGGATTGGCCAAACATCCAAGAGAACGGTCACCGATAAGGTAGACCTAACACCGAATGAGCTTTATACTAATCAGCTCGCCAGTTATATTGCTAAAGGTGGTCAGGTTACCCCAGAGCTTAATGCTCAATTTAAGAAAGATGCAGGAGTTCATGCTGCTGTCGACGTTAAGGTGAAGAACATTGATGGTGTCACGGTAATAACTCAAAACGGAGAGATTAAACACGTTTTCCCTCCAGCACTTCCGAAAAGCGCAACCCCTGGCGATATTCTTACCGCTCAGAGAGATTTTGAATCAAGATTTGTTAAAGTAGGTAACCGTTCATTTCAAGCTCCCACACCGCAAGAGGGGATTAAGATGAGATCGACCATAAAAGATCACGATGTTATTAGCAGTGGCATCAATCAATTAATTTCACTTGCAGATGACCCATCTGTTAAAATTAAATTTCCACCAAGCGATGCATACAACAGTGCCAAGACTATTTCTACAATGTTGCAGGGGGCGCTCAGAACGACTATTACAGGCCCAGGCGCAGTAAACGAGTCTGAGTATAAAATGCTTCGTGATGTTATTGCAGATCCATCTAGCTTCTTCAGTCTTAGTTCTAGCAATAAGAAAGTACTTCAGACGTTGCTTTCTAGGGTTGACGACAATTTAAACGCAGAAATCAAATCGCTTGGAGGAGTTGACATTACTGGAGCAAATATTGGATCAGTAAATAATTCTGGTTCTGATCAAGGAACAATTAGTTATTCAACAACTGGTAAACGGAATAAATAATTCATGCCAACTATCCGCGTTAATATTCCATCTAGAAATCAAACGATTGAATTTGATGAAGGAACTCCTGAGAGCGTAATTCAAGAGGTGATTAAACGCGACTTCCCAAGGAATGGGAGCGACGTTGCTTATGAAGTAAACGCTGATCCTGCGTTTTCTAAATCAATCTCAAACGAAGACTTTGGTCTGTATGAGGGATTCTTAGATAACAAGAAAACAGACTTGGTTAACACCGCAGCAAGTGCTGTCGGCTACCTTGCGTCCACCGTTGGTGCTGGCATCAAGGGTCTGTTTGAGGCGCGGAACTTAAATCCAGAGGTTGCCGCTGCTACCGCCATTGAGTCGGGCGCACAAGGCACGCGGGATCTCTATGGAATGCTGGCACAGTCAGAAGATCCGAGCAGCATATTCTTTAAGTTTAAGGACTTTATAAACGGGACCGGAACCGTAGAGGATCGCAAGAAGCAGTGGCTTGAGGCCAGAGACTTTTCTGAGAACACGCGCAAGATGGAGGCCGGCCAGCAGACCGTGTCTGGCATTGATCCATCACTGATTAATAACGACGTAAAGAATGCGCTAAAGTTAATTGCTGATCCTACACTATTTATTCCTGGCATCGGAGAGGCAATGGGCGCGGGTAAGCTCGGTGCGCGTGTAACGGGTGCCGCTATGGAGGTCGCTGGACGCACCGCGCAAGCTATCACAAGGCCTTTGGTTGACATTGTAGACGCATCTACCCGCATTGCCGGCGAAGCCTTTGGAGCTAACGCAAACGCCGTTAAGGGGCTTGCGGCTGGATCTGGTGCCACCGGCGTTGTAATGGGCGTCCCGGGCGTCCGCGAGGCCGCGATAGCTTACGGTACAGTCGAAGGTGTCAACAAGGCCGGCCAGGTGCTTGAAACCGCCGGGCAGGCTCTTGGACGCACGCCGACACGCATTGGTGCGCTTGAGTCACTTGCGCTCAATCCTAATGCAAGCGCAGTCGACCGCGCACTGGCGAAGGTTGGCCGTTACGGTGGCGACGACCTAATTGACATTGGTGCGCGATCCATTGCCGGTGCAGTCGAGGGTGCCGCTATTGGCACAACGCTGGGCTACCTATCTGGTGGCGAGGAAGGTGCCGCGGGTGGATTTGGCACAGGCGGATTACTAGGCGGCGCAGGCGCAGGCGCGGCACGTCTATACGGCAAAGCCAGCGGTGCAGCGGCCATCGAGAATCGTCACGGTGACTTTAATCGTTTCTATGAGACGCTAGATCCTGAGACTCAGGCCAAGTTTGACACGATTGTTAAGAAATCTGGTCTAGACGGCGCAAGTCAGGTCATGGACATCGCAGGCTTAGTTCGTGGCAAATTTAATGATGCCGACGTAAGATTTTCTACCGGTGAAGAATTTGCTAAGAATCACGGTGTTGATGCAAGGGGCATACACTTTCCAGAAGGAGACCGACCCGTCATTGATATCAACGTAGACAAGTTCAGCAGTCAGCTAACGGCTGGCCATGAGTTGTTCCACGCATTTAAGGCAATCGACCAACTCCGCCCAATGGCCGAGAAGGTTGAGAGCATGATCGTTGGTAACTACATCATAGATGGCAACGGTCAGTCTGTAAAAACATCACCAGGCATTCTTAGTGAGGCGGATGTCTTAAAGCGGTTTGATGAGTATCTCAGCAAATTTAACGATAAGGACGGCAATACAACTCTTCCAGAAAACGATAAGTTTATAAAAGCAAATACCTTGCTTGAGAAAACAAAGTTAGTGGGGGAGGAACTTGGCGCCGAGTACATGAATCGAATGATTGCTGGAAGCAACACCGACTCCATGCTGCGCGGGTTTGATGATCTTACTCGCACGCTTTTAGATAACGCCCTTCTGTCGGACACCGAAGGATTTTTACGTCGCACCGCACAAAGCATCGGACTTGGCAGTAAGCCAATTGAGTCATTGATTTTTGCTAAATTAGAGAATGCATCGCCGGCACTCAATGCTGCGCTTCGTGACATGGTTCGCGCCCGGCGCAACATGAGCAAAAGAGTGGAAATGACAGAAGGCAGCGGTTATTTAATTTCAAGAAAAGATTTGTCGAACCCAATTGCCGCCAAGATGGCCATTGATATGGGCATCGCAGAAACGTCACCCGATGGCGTTGTGCGCATGAGATCCAATGACATTATTGCAAAAGAAGATACTGCCAGTTTAGCCGCACTTGTTAATGCCATCAAATCAGCACCAGTTATCGACGCTTCCGAGCCTCGTTTGCGTGAGGTTGACGGAAAGATTGTTGGGAACGGAATCAGCAATGCTCAACTAGCCGCAATTCAAACATCACCGATCATTAATGATAAAGTAAAGCAAGGCATCTCAATTGTTAAGGATGCTATGGAAAATGGTAATGTAATTTTTATTCGCAATGGAAAGGCAACCAAAGAAATTAAAAGCCCTTTAACAGGGAAGAAATTAAAACGATACGAAAATGGTTTTCGCATGACCGAGCGCGACATTGCGCCTTTTGCGTTAAACACTAGTGAAACTGGAAATATATACATTGCGACATTTGATATTTCTAAGGCACGCAATGAAGCCATAAAATTAGCCGGCCGCGACAATCTTGGCCCATATGGAGCAGATTTTCAGACGTTCTACGGTGACCTGACACGCTACCTAAACAATCTTTCTGATCGCGAGAACAGGGTTCCAACCAAGGAACTGCTTGGCGATGCTGCTAAGGCTGCATACTTAACTGAATTTTTTGGTGGCAAGGACGGCACATCCGCCAAGTACATCCGCAACTTTACGTTGGATCGTATGGTAGATATGCGCTTAACCGGCGAGAAGGTTAGTATGTCTCAGACGGCGTATGATCTTAATAAAATCGGCTTCATGCCTGCCGAGAATATAGGTGACGGCAAGGTGTTCAACTCACCTGACAGCGGCTTTACAATTATATCTAAGAACGCCGGCAAGCACAGCCTGTACGCTCCCACCGGAGAACGTGTCGGCATCTACGACACGCAGGCCAAGGCCGAGGCTGTAGCAAATAAAAAGGCTAATCCCCGTGTTTCAGATGCCGACATTATTGAACCAGTAATCAATCCAGATCATACGGTTTCACCAGGAGCACCAGCTCCCGATTCTCCTATTCGTGATATTCCAACAAGCGGTCCAGAAATTAGCTGGATGGATTCTGAAATAAATTATCAGCCAAATGTGTTGCCTGAAGTTTTTCCAGATATGACGCCAGAGTTACTTTCTGAACTTGAGCGAATTTCGCCTACAATAGCAGCAATTCATATCGACCGTATGCGCGTTGGATCATACAAGGGAATTGATCTTCAAGGCGGTTTCTTTTATCCAGCAATTGTAGATAATTTAAAAAAAGGAATTGTATGGGCATTTAATAGTGCTGGCACAGCACGAGGTGTTTCAAAGCGAGCTTCAGCCAATGGTGGACTAGTAAAATTAGTGCTTATGCAAGAAGGTAATGTTATTGGAAATAAAACATTTGCTCGTATTTGGTTTCACGATCTTCAAGAAAACATTGCCTCTGGTAAAATAAGCAAAAGCGATGCATTAGTTGAATTGAACGCAATTCGCAAACGTCACGCCGAACTTACTGGTGATGAAATTGCTTCTATTAAAGCAGCCAAAATTGAAGGGAAAAATAAAAAACCACGCAAGGTAACGGGACACACTAAAGAGTGGACTAGCCTTAATGAAGCAGAACGAGCCATCACTGATATTGCACAGCAAACACGGGGAAGCACTTATTTCCAAAAAAATGCTGATAAAGAAATAATTTCATATCAGTCGCTCCTTTCTCAAAAGATGACAAAAATGGGTTTTCCAGATGCCGTCCAGATCGTGCGCGACATTGAAGAACCTGCATTTAAAAATGTACCAAGAGGTGCCGTGGTTGGTATTTTAAAATTTGATTCAGTGGCACAAGGTGAAAAAATTAAAACTGCGAAAGAAGCGGGGGTTCCAGAGCATTACAGCTACGGTTATGTGTTACATGGAAAACCAATAGCAAAAATAAGGAATTTTAAAATTATAGACGAAGCGTTCCCAGCTACACGCAATAGAATGCTTACTCAACAAAACGTAAATTTCCCAGTTCGTGAGTCCATTCCTTCAAGAATTTCCGAATCGCATGGAACGGTTAATTTCATGCCAGAAACTCGCGTCAGTGGCCAACAGGGTTCGGACACAACCCAAATTGCAACAACCGTCAAAACATACGGAAAAGCAGCCGGGCTGTTTCCAAAGAATACTCGCATCCTAGACGTTGGAGCGGGACTTGGTTTGGGCGCAGACGAGATGCGCAAAAGTGGTCACTCGGTTGACACGGTCGAGCCACTGTCTGCAAGGTGGTCCAGCTCTACTCCGCGCACATTTGAGACAATAGATCAGGCCACAGAAAAGTATCCAGGCATCGTAAACTTCTCGGTACTCAATGTAGTCGAACCAAAGTTGCGTGATCAAATTGTTGATGGAATTGGTCAGCGTATGGCAGATGGCGGCACAGCATACATCACCGCTCGCACACGCTCTGATGTGGAGGGCGCAAAGAACAAGCGTCCAGCTAACGAGGCCGGTGGCTACTGGATCAAGAAGAGCGGCGGAGATGTGTACCAGAAGGGATTCTCTACTCCCGAGCTTGTTGGATACGTCCAGACACGTCTTGGAGATCAATTCAAAGTGAAGCCTGCGTCTGGTCTTAGCGGCGCGGCCATCGAGATTAAAAAGTTTATGCCGGCGATCAAGTTCTCCGCTCCAGAAAACCTACCGAACGGAAAGGTATGGCGTGGCGAGAATGGGTATGCTATCATGCAAAAAGAAGGCGGGAAATTCCGCGTACATTCACCCATCGGCTTAATCGGAATCGCCGCCTCTTATGAGGCCGCGGAGAAGATGGCCAGCAAACGTAACAATAAATGAACCTCGTAGACGCCCTATTCAATGCCGCTGGCGGCGGGATCTTCGGATCTGCCCTCCACTGTTTTACTGACTGGCTAGGCACGAAGAACAAGATCGCTTTGATGAATGCGCAGGTCAACGCGGCAGAGAAGACTGAGGCTTGGCGTTCCTTTACGGAGTCGCAGAAGGATGCCCCCGCGCTGCAAATCCCAGCATCTGCCCCCGGCTGGATCGCTGGCGCCTACCTTCTTGTCGATGGCATCAAGCAGCTCACTAGGCCACTCCTGACATGGGCAGCTGTTGCGATGATCGTAACGGTTTATCTAAATTCTACGGTTGAGAAGCAGGGTGAGATATCATCCGAGATTTTATTCGGCTCATTTACGGCAGTCTTCTGGTACTTCGGAGCGCGTTATAATAAGTCCAAGTGAAGACCACTGGACTTTTCACGACGCACCGCGTTGAGATCGTCGCCAAGCTAGGCGAACCAATTAAATTTATTCCGTTCGGTGACATCCACCGAGACAGTGATATGTTTGCGCACGATCACTGGGAAAGGTTTCTGGTCCACGCAAAAAAACAGAAGAAGGCAATTTTCTTGGGTATGGGAGACTACACCGACGGCGTCTCAACCAGCGAGCGCATCGTATTAAGCAACTCTGGTATGCACGACACCACCACGAACACGCTCAAGGACGTCTACAAGGGCGTGGCCCGCACGCTGCACAACGAACTGTCATTCATGAAGGGCAAGCTGATCGGTATGCTTGGCGGCAACCACTACTTTGACTTTGGGAATGGAGACACGACAGACCACGTTTTAGCTGCATCGCTAGGCTGTAAATTTCTAGGCGTGTGTTCGTTCATCCGACTTTCTTTTCGGTTTGAGAACAAGGAAGGATCACGCGCATCATTGGACATATTCGCGCATCACGGCAAGGGCGGAGGGTCCACACCTGGGGGCCAATTTAACACTATTGAAAAGATGTCTACCACCGCGGATGCGGACTTTTACCTCATGGGCCACACCCACGGCAAGGGCTGCCTGCCCAGCACGCCGCGCCTGACCCTGTCATCTACCGGAAAGTCCGCCGAGCTATGCGTCAAAGAGCGCACTCCTTGGCTAGGCAGAACAGGCTCATTTCTAAAGGCTTACGAGAATAACAAGGTCAGCTACAATGTGGATGCTGGCCGTTCGCCGGCGTCGTTAGGGTGGATCGAGTTTGAGATCACTCCGGTGCGTAACCGTAAAGATGGTCAGGACGTGATTGAGTTCGAGATCAGAGGTACAGCATAACCCAGCGTTAAGATAGTTGTTGACATAGTTTTTGGGCGGAGCCATGTTTGCGTCCTCGGAGGCAATCCGCCACCGAGAGAACCCCAAATCAAATGAAAACTCGTGAGCATTTACTATCGGAGATTAAATTGATCTGCCTAAATTCATGGTCTCTATGTACAGATGGAAGCCAAGGCGAGATGACTGCCTATGATTTAGAAATTGTCCTCTGCTTCCTCAAAGATGAAAACTAATTCCATGAAAAACGTATCAACTCCATCTCTTGAGGAAATTGAAATAATGCTATCGGCTGCAATATATTGGCTTAACGCCGAACCGGATGAAGATCATCATAATCCAAAACGAGATTCTAAAGAATGTTTGAATGATGCTTATGCCGCCATTGTAAGCATGATCGAAAAGCAGAAAGGTAAATTTAAAACCAATAAAGTCTCACATTCAAAATTTGCATTATGAAAATAACACCAACATTTAGTCTAGGTCAGTCCGTATGTTCCGCACCTAATTCTGGTGACGTTGAATTAATGCGTATGAAGTGGCACGCGGTGGTGACTGAAGTTAGAGAGTGCAAAACAACCACACCAGATGGTTACTGTTATGTCACCGTTGGTTTTTGGGATACAGAGAAGCGCAGCAAGCGTGCTACGCTTCGGCAATTGTGGAGCAACCACCTTGTACTTGATACTTCGGATAAAGCAATGCCTGCACTTCAATCATGAAATCTTTATTTTTATCTTTAGCAATCGCGGTGACCGCGCACGCCGCTCCGCCAGAAAAGTTCTGGGGTGCGCTTCATCAAATTGAAACTGGCGGCGCACTCGGCGCCATCAAGGGCGATTACGTCAATTCCCAGCCACGGGCCTTGGGGCCGTACCAAATTCATCGTTTGTACTGGATTGATAGTGCTGTGCTTGGACGGTTTGAAGACTGCCAAGACTTAAGTTATAGTCGCAAGGTGGTCACCGCGTATCTGCAACGCTACGCACCCAAGGCTTGGTCTGCCGGTGAGTCTGGGTGCGAGGTGCTATTTAGGACGCATAATGGCGGACCCGCCGCCATGCGTGCAACTGGCACGACAAAGAAAAATCTCGACCGCTACTCCAAAAAGGCATTGGGTCTGATGAAATGAAGATAACGATTGCCATCGACCCCGGCGTATCGGGCGGAATCGCGTGGAACAAGGACGGCCAGATTGGGACCTGTCCCATGCCAGAAGCGCAGCCAGAGCTAGTAGAATTCTTTGGCCTACTCATTGCCGGTACGGTCAACCCAGTTGCGTGGATCGAGGACGTGCCAAAGTTTGTCGGCAAGATGATTCCAAGCAGCACCACGGCAGTTTTGTTTTTCAACGTCGGCTACGTCGAGGGCGTGCTGGCGGCCAAGGGTGTTCGCATCGTCCGCGTCAGACCTCACGACTGGCAGAAGCATTTCCGTTTAGGCACAAAGAAAGATTGCAGCGGCACCACCGAGTGGAAAAACAAATTAAAGAGCGAGGCTATCCGTCGCTACCCATCGCAGAAGGTCACGCTGGCAACAGCCGACGCACTACTCATTTTAGATTACGCACAAGAGAAGGGGCTGGCACCCAGTAACTGAGCCGCCAGCCCCAATGAACCCCATGAAACAGGGGTCTTATACACCAGAAAATTTCCCCATGCAACAAACATATACAACTGGCAGCAATGCCTTACTTACCGTCGCCTCGCAAGATGCTGACGTTTATAGCAGAATGAATGATCCTCTCGCCGCTGTTAAACAGCTCGGCGAGATGATCGCAACCAGCGGCTTATTTGGCTGCACGAAAGTGGAACAAGGTCAGGTGCTGGCTCTCCAGTGCTTGGCAGAGCGCAAGCCACCGCTTGAGCTGGCTAAGACCTACCACCTGATCGAGGGCAAGCTCTCGATGCGCTCCGACGCCATGCTGGCCAAGTTCCAGATGTCAGGTGGACGTGTCGAGTGGCAGGTCCGCACCGACAAGGAGGTCACGGCAGTGTTCTCGCACAACGGAAACAAGTTGCCGTTCACCGTACTACAGGCGGACTTCGTGGCCAATGGCGTGGCAACCAGCCGCGACGGAAAGCTCAAGGACAACTGGCGCAAGTTTCCGCGTCAAATGCTCACGGCTCGCGTGATTAGTGAGGCGGTGCGCCTGCTCGCTCCCGAAATTGTTTTTGGGGTCTACACACCGGAGGAGGTGCAGGACTTCTCGTCCGCTCCAGAGACTAAGACCGTCAAACCAGAAATGGTTAATTTCGAGCCTGCAAAGCTCGACAGCGTCATCACGCCAGAATTAGAGGCTGATGCGAATGCGTTCCTGATCGCTCGCACCTACATCCAAGTGGGCCAGACCTACCGTGACGTTGCGCCAGACATGGCAGAACGGATTCTTGCAGCTCCACGCGCCTTCATTGAGGCAGTACAAGCGAGGGCATCAGCATGAGTCCATCAGATCAAATCATTCCTAATATGCCTAGCTGGGAGTACCACCGCGACCCGTCGATCAGCAAGAGCGGTCTCGACCAGTTCCGCAAGTCACCCGCGCACTTCCAAGCGTGGCTAAAAGAAGATCGGCAGCAGACGCCGGCGATGCGGATCGGTACGCTCACGCACTTGGCTGTGCTTGAACCCGGAGCGTTTGACGAGAAGACGGTGATTGCGCCGCTGGTCGACAAGCGGACCAAGGAAGGCAAGTCAATCTGGGAGCAGTTCAAGGGTGAGCATGAGGGAAAGGAAATTATCACGCTGGACGAGCATGACCAGATCGTGGCCATGCGTGACTCGGTGAGGAAGCACCAGGCCGCCGGGAAACTCTTGGCCAAGGGTGGCTCGGAGATCTCGGTCTTCGCGGTCTGTCCAAAAACTAAGGTGATGTGCAAGGGCCGGTTTGACTGGCTCGACGGCAACACAATAGTGGACCTTAAAACCACCGAGGACGCATCGCCAGATGGCTTTGCCAAGTCAGTCGCCAACTACCGATACCACATACAGGCCGCGCACTACATCGCGCTGGCTGGTCTGGTTGGCATCAAGGACGCGACGTTCAAGATGATCGCCGTGGAAAAGTCTGCACCATACGCCGTGGCGGTGTACGAGCTAGACGCCGCGGATTTGATCTTGGCGGAGTCCGACCGCATTACGTTGCTGGAGATGTTCTCTTCATGCACTCAGTTCCAATCGTGGCCTGCCTACTCGCAGAACATTACAACAATTTCGTTGCCCCGTTGGGCGACAAAATCAAACCCATAAAACAAATGTTTATTGTAGACAGAAAATCAGCCGAGTCGAAATCGTTCGCCTTTGCAGGTCAATATTCCGTGGAAATCACATCCGTGGAACCTTCGCTCACCCCAAAGGGTGACTCAATCGTCAAGCTCGTCTTCCGCGCCGCGGATGGCAGCGTGGCATCCGACAATATTCTGAACCGTGACACCACATGGTGGCGCGTGAATCAGTTGCTGGCGGCCTGCCCCAACGTCCAGATCGCTGACGGTCAGCAACTGGATTTCAGCCAGCGCGAGGTCTTCAATGACTTCCTCGCAAAGTTCAAGGGTGCCACACTCGACATCAAACTTGAGGAGGAGACCTACATGAAGGACGGCGAATCAAAGAAGACTCTCCGGGTGCGTCGTTATATTAAGTCTCCAGTCGCACCGTTCTAAACTTGTTGGCCATACAGGGGCGCGACTGTTCAACGCGCACTAATTTTAAAACCCCATGACATGGATACTCCCCAAACAATTACACACGTTAGTCTCTGCGCTGGATACGGAGGCATTGATCTCGGACTTAAACGAGCAATCCCAGATCTGCGCACAATCGCTTTTAGCGAGATCGAAGGTTACGCCTGCGCGAACTTGGTCGCTAAAATGGAAGCGGGACTCTTGGATGCAGCACCTATCTGGACGAATCTTAAGACCTTCCCTTGGTCAGAGTTTCGTGGAAAGGTGGACATCCTCTCTGGCGGATATCCTTGTCAGCCATTCTCAGCAGCCGGCAAGCGACTCGGAACAGAAGACCCCAGACACTTGTGGCCCTTCATCGCAGATGGAATTAGAGTCATGCAGCCCAGACTTTGCTTCTTTGAGAACGTCGAAGGACACATCAGTCTTGGACTGCGAGCAGTCATTGAAGAACTGGGAAGCCTCGGTTATGAAACGACGTGGGGAATATTCTCAGCGCGTGAAGTTGGCGCACCTCACCAACGAAAGCGGGCGTTCATCCTGGCCCACCGCAAATGCGCGAGACTGGAAGGATGGATCAGCGGAATGCAATCAGAGAGCAATGGATGCGGGACACCAAGTAACATTAGCGAGAGCAGCAACTTGTTGGTCAACTCCATCTACAATGATGGGAGCGATGTATGCGGAGTCGAACATGGAAAAACGAAACAGTCCATCACTAGCATCTCAAGTGGTAATGTGGCCGACTCCAACAACAGCGGAAGCGGGCAAGATCAGTTGTTGTCCGAATTACGGACAATTGGGATTGAGCAATCATCCAGATGTTCACGGTTACCAAGTCAATCGACCAAAACTAGAGAAATCACGGTCTGGTCAAGCCGCCCCGGCGAACCCCAGCACGCATGGGAACCGCCAAGAGTCGTGGGAAACCCCAACGGTATCAACTGGAGCGCATCAGCAAGCAGACGGATCAATGACGCCGAAGCTCGATCAGCAAGTGAAGCAGTGGGCAACGCCAAACACGATGGATCACATGGAGCCGAGACCAGTAGAAGCAATGAAGCGAATGCTGGATCATGGTCAAAGGAAGAATCGCAAGTGGTCGAGCAATGTAAGGGAGCAAGTGGTCTGGGATCAGAAATACGCAGCATCCTGGGCAACGCCGAAAGCCAGCGATCCTCAACACAGCGGCCCAAATATGAGGGACTCAGCGGGGAATTATGCTTTGCCAGCGCAAGCAGTGAGGGCATCGTTAGCGACAGGCAAGCTGAACCCTCGCTGGGTCGAGACGCTGATGGGTCTGCCAGTGGGCTGGACTATGCCAAGCTGTGCGTCTCCAGTGACAATCGCACCGACGAACTGCGACTACTCGGAAACGGAGTCGTCCCAGCTACCGCAACCAGAGCTTTTTTAACTTTGCTCCACGAACTTATGGAGTCGAAATGATAATCACACTCAACGAAGCGGAGCAACGGCTCGCTAAGTTTTTGGCTAAGGGTCGCAGCGATGCTAATCGCGCCAGCAACACCCAGGACCGCAAAATGGGCAACCAGTCTGGCGAACTAACCGATCTTAATGGCATCGCAGCAGAGATCGCATTCTGCAAGATTCACAATGTCTATCCCGACCTTGAAATTAATGTTCACCCCGCCGCCGATTGCGTGCTGCACAGTGGTGAGGAGGTTGACGTTAAGACAACGCGGTACGCATCTGGCCGGCTGCTGGCGGTGCGCTGGAAGAAACCAAATGTGGATCTGTTCGCCCTTATGATTGGAGAGTTCCCGAGCTACCGCTACGCCGGGAGCATGACCGCGGCTGAATTATTAAAAGACGAAAGATTGCGCGACTTTGGGCATGGCCTGGGGTATGCGGCAGACCAATCTGAATTGAACTATAAACAACCATGAATAAATCCATACCTCAACACACCTACGGTCTCGTCGATCAAGGCATCTTGCGCGGTGTAACCGAAGACACGCGCTGGTACGAGCGGTGCGTAATATTTGGCGTCACCTCGATTCCAAGTCGCGCTCTGCACTTCTCGATTCTCTGCGAGTCTGGCGCACAGTGGGCCAGGATACCGCTGCACAAACTACGCCATGAGCGGCCCACCACAGATCGTATCCACGATCTGCCACAGCTACAAAGTTGGGACTGTCACGGCTGGGACTTTTGTGTCACGCAGTACGAATACTTGCGCGAGATGGGGTGCCAGTACAAAAACCGCAACGGTGAGATGGTCCCAGCATCGTACTGGTTTACTTTGGATCATACGGACAACGGCTACAGTCAGTATCCCCCTGAACATAAGTGCTATCACCTACTTTTGCTGGAGGACGGATCGGGTCAGATTGCAGCGCAACCTAACAATAGAATCCTGTGGCGGGACGACAGCTTTGTGCGGCCAAACCCAACCCAGATTGCGGAGTACCAGGTGATGCCAGAGAAGACGTGGCACGCGGAGTTGGGACTAAATGCGGACTTTACTAAGATAATTAACGAGCCAACGGATGCCAGCAAATGATCGCCACACCATTTTCGTGCCGTCACGAAATTGATAGCATTTTAATTCCATCGAATTCGACGGGTTTAGAAATAATTCATCACGCTGAGTAAATTGACTCATAGTACTATAGTACTCCTCCTAAGGTATACAGTTAAAAAACTCCCCCTAAGTAGTAAATGAATCTTAGACCATACCAAGTCCGCGCAGTAGATTTCTGTGTTGGCCGCGCCAGAGCGTTCGTTGTCGCTCCAGCGGGATCAGGCAAGACCATCATCGCCGCGGCTGCCATCAAGAGCGGAATGCAGTCAGACTCACCGGCAGCGTTCACCGATCAGGCTCGCATCGTCTGGCTGGCCAATACCCGTGAGCAGGTCCAGCAGGCTCTGGACGCGGCAGACAAGTTTGGGATTAAGATCGAGGCGCACTGCGTAGCGGCGCAACCCGACTGCTCATCGGCGCACGTTATTATCGTTGACGAGTGTCACCACCTCCCGGCGGCCACTTGGTTACAGATTGTCACCGACTCAAACGCGGTCATCTGGGGCTTCTCCGCCACTCCCTTCGGTGACGACCCAGAGCGCAATGCCACACTCAAGAAATTCTTTGGCGAGAATAATTTTGTTACCATCCCGCGTCAGGAGGTTCTCGACGGTGGATCGATCACTGCCGGCGAGGTCTACGTTCACGACCTAGATGAGCCTGGTCAGTTTGATTACTCAATTAACGATCAGACCGTGATCGAGACGATGCGTCGATGCCGGCGTTACCCAATGATACCAATCGACACGCACCAAAGCCGCGCTCGGTGGCAGTTCACGGCTGAAGCGATCCGCAACAATCACAAGCGCAACTACACGATAGCAAAGTTGGCCAACGATTCCCCGCAATCTGTGCTGGTCTTGGTCTCCACCGTAGAGCACGGCGAATTCCTCCAGCTCGCAATCCACGACTCCACGCTCGTCCATGCCAAGATACCCAAGAAGAAGCGCAAGGCCACCATCGAGGCATTCCGGGACGGCACGCTCCGCTGCATGATTGCAACCTCACTAGCTGACGAAGGTCTTGACGTACCACGCGCTGCTGTGCTCATACTCGCATCAGGTGGAAGGTCAGCAGGAAAAATTGAGCAGCGTACAGGGCGCGTCATGAGGCCACACGCTGACAAAGATTTCGGCACCGTCCACGATTTCAAGGACCGCGGCGCATCGCTCGCACATTTTCAATTTCTATCTCGCATAAAAACCTATAAAAAACTTGGCTACAAAATTCATCCATGATCTTACGCTGCCCCCACTGCTCAGAAGTTATGATCGTCAACCCGGCGGCCATGCTCGGGGCGATCAAAACTAAGAAGAAAGCCCGTCAGTCGCGCATCAACGGCGCAAAGGGCGGGAGGCCCAAAAAGAAATGAGCGACTCACCGGAATCGAATTGCATGAGAACCTTCGAGTTCCTCATGAAAAAGTACAAGGACGAGATTGACCTCGACCTTAAAGTGCAGGGGAGCCACCCAGACCAGAAAGAGCACGACGCAATTTACAAGCTGTACTACGATAAAAAATTAACCATCCAGCAGATCAGCATCCGCTACCACCGCTCAAAGGCTTTCGTATCCAAGATAGTTAACCGCAAACACAAATTATATAAACATGAAACCGGACAATAATTACTTCATCGTCTCAGATTTATTTCTGAAAGAATACTCCGACCTCGTTGTCTCGCCACCGAACCCCGCAGACTACGACGACATCTTTAAGGTCAGCGGATCGAGCAACATCACGGTGCGCGACTGCACTATCAACCCGAATGGCGGCAACCGCGAGGACGGCGTGGATATTATGCGTTACTCAAAGTACGTTGAATTCAACTGGTGCAAGGTTGGCGCCGGCAAAAAGTACGGCTTCACAATCAAGGGCGGATCAAACAACGTAACACTGCGCGACTGCACCATCACCCGCGGCGGCGGTAACTGGGAGCGCGTCGACATCGACATTGGCAACTGGTCCACCACCACGCCGGCCAAGACTGGCACAGTGACCATTGACCACGTCACGCGCACCGACGGCAAACCTGTCCGCGTCCGCGTAGGCTGGGCAGAGCAGCCGGTCATCATCGGACCCAAGGTCCACATTCTTTTCTGGCAGAGCCTCGGACTGAAGGTCTACTGCCTCTTCCGCCGCGCACTCCTCAAGTTATCATGAACGGAAAGGGCGACTCACCACGCAACTGCTTCTCGGAAGCGTACCGCAACAACCACGACCACATCTTTAAATGCAAAAGTCAGAAGACAAAAAAGACCAACTCATCGGACGCGCAGCCATCGCGCTTGTGCTGTCACACGAAAACTCATGCGGACGCGCCCTCACCATCGACGAGGCAATGTTCGTTAGCCAAACCATCGTTGACCTAATCGAACACGGCCACCCAGAACTCAAAGAAGATATCACGCGGAACTGAACCCTCCGCTCACTCCATGACAACAATCGAACGCGCCAGACTCTATCTGGCATCCTGTCCGCCTGCCATCTCTGGCTCCAGCGGTCACAACGCAACCTTCACCGTGGCAACCGCGCTGGTCCACGGCTTCTCTCTGTCCCGTGCAGACGCACTCACGCTGATTAATGAGTTCAACCTACGCTGCACACCACCGTGGAGCGAGCGCGAACTCATCCACAAGGTCGACCAGGCCGAGAAGACTGCGCACGATAAGCCCCGCGGTCACCTAATGGCGTCCAACTTTACGCCGGCGTCTAGCGTCAAGAGTTGCGTGTCGCCCAGCGGCAAGTTCGTGGCCAACCGGTGTCAGAATGTAACCATTTCGACGGCCAAGGAGAGCGGCTTCGACGCGACCAAGAAGTTCCTCACCACAATTTTCTCACCCGACGACTGGATCTGCATCACGAACGACGCGACCTACGACCTTGAGCACGACAAGTACAACCCCGCCAGCAACGGCACGTTCATGCCACTGTCAAAGTGGTTGGATTTCTTTCCCGACTCCATGTGGAAGAATACGAACCAAGGCGCATGGATACGCATCAATCCCACCAAGCCCGACCTGTTTACCGGCAGCGACAAGAACGTCTCAGCCTACCGTCACGTCCTAATTGAATTTGATTCCAGACCCAAGGCCGAGCAGATCGACATCATCACACGCTGCCAGCTTCCGGTGGCGGCGGTCATCGACTCCGGTGGCAAAAGTGTACACGCCTGGGTGCGCGTTGACGCCACTGACGCCAGTGAGTGGGAACAGCGACGTGACAAAGTGTACGACTACCTAGCTGACGTTGCACCTGATCCTAAAAATAAGAATCCATCACGTTTCTCGCGCCTTCCCGGCATCATGCGTGGAGCTTCAGAGCAGAGCCTGATCGCACTGAACATTGGCCAGCCTACATGGCAGCAGTGGATAGACTGGCGTGACCAGAATGAATTAGAGGAACCCACCAAGCCTAGCGACCTCATCGCCTACGACACCGACAACGACCCGAACAATGTGCTGGGCAATCGCTGGCTCTGTCGCGGCGGGTCGATGACAATCGTCGGACAGTCCGGTGTGGGCAAGTCATCGTTTGCGATGCAGCTAGGTCTTACCATCGCGCTAGGCAAACCATTCTTTGGCATCGCGCCGATCAGACCTTTGCGCGTTGCAATGGTGCAGGCAGAGAACGACACCGGAGATATGGCAGAGGCACTCAAGGGCGTCATCGCCGGGATGCGTCTGGGCGGCGCAGATATAGTCACGTTGGACGAGAATGTGCGTTTCTATGATGAGACCGTGAAGACCGGCTCGGAGTTCATCAAGCTGGCTCGATCAATCATAACCAAGCACAGGGCAGACGTGATCATCGTGGACCCGCTGTTGAGTTACGCCGGCGACGACATCTCCGAGCAGAGTTTCATGAGCAGCTTCCTCCGCAACCAGCTCAATCCTGTGCTACAGGAGACGGGCTGCTGCTGGGTCTGGCTGCACCACATGCCGAAGCCGCACAAGGGTGAGCAGGCCAAGGGGACCACCTCGGATCTGGCCTACGCCGGCGCAGGTTCAGCGGACCTGACTAACTGGTCGCGTGAGGTTGCGGTGCTACAGCGCGAGTCAGACGAGCAGGTCTACTCATTCACGCTCACCAAACGCGGCAAGCGCAGCGGCATGATCGACGCGATGGGCAACCCGACCAGCGTGGCCCGGCTTAGGCACTCAAGCACCGGCATCTGCTGGGAGTACGCCCCACCTGCAATGTTCACCGCGAGGCCAATCAAATGAAGTCCGACAAATTTAGGTTTATGCCACCGCTCGGACACGACCGCGTGTTCATTCGATCCGAGGTGCTGGCGCACATAGCGGAGATCACCGGCCAGTCCATTGAGCAGACCGCACGCACCTTTCACTACCTCAGAAACAAGGGCCACCTGGTGTTCAACAGCCGCACCCGGAAGTGGTCCGGTGCCGAGTACATTCCAACCGAAGATGACGGCCAATTTAGGGCTAGGGTGGCTTCCGAGATCGCGGAACTGCGCAAGATCTGCAAGGAAAACTTAGCGAAGTGCAGGGGTCTGCAAGCCGCTAATGATATTATAGTTGAGAACTTCAATGCCTTGGTAAGTCACGTTAACCAGAAAAAAGGATGACGATAGGATGACGATAGGGTGATTTAGGGGGCTATGTGTGGGGGCTGCCTCTCCTAAAGGAGAGGGTAAGGTTCCCCCTCTCGCTTTTAGGCGACGGGGTCACCATCAAACAAATAAAAAGGCACGGAAGTTTGGGTGCATAAAAAAGCCCAACCATTGAAGATTGGGCTGGTGGTACTCGCGGGAGGTTAAAACCCCGCAAATCGCTTAGAATGGCGTTCTAGGGGCTATCTGAGTTGATGTCGTCATCGATCTGTTTACCGTACCAGATGACGGTCAGCGCAGCCCACGCTACGCCAACGATGATGGCACCAGCTAAGATTATAGATGCGAGCGCGATCATTTGGCGGCCTTCCTGTTGCGTTCCACAATCATTGCGTCTGCTATTTCATAAGCCGCGTATCCTATCCAAGTACTTGCTCCGATAGGGTCTTTTGGAGCAATTCCAATTATGGCCTGCCCAGCAAAATAGTCGCGCAGGGTCATGCCCTTGTAACCCGATCCGTATTTTGGTTCAATAAGAAGAGTTGGAAAAGCTGGTCCGCCGCCGTCGATGATAGTACTCATGGCTTCGCCCCCCATACAAATTGCACGCGCAGATTCTCGGTCAGAACCCAGTGAGCGTGGCCTACCTTAACTGCCTCGTTCTGCATATTTCTAATCCCAAATAAAAAACCAACAGCGACGGCACAGGCCACCGCGATACCCAACACTATCAACTCTCGAATCATGTGTTTCATCGCAGACACTAAATTGCGTCTGACACCTCACGTCAATATCAAACCACTTGCGCCAAAAACTACGCTCTGGTATAAGCAGACCATTGGAGATCACGGCACAAGTTACCACAACCTCCCCTGAGCTGACCACCGTCACCCAGAAGCTGGCGCGTGGATCAGACCTCGGCAACTTTACCGCTAGACAGATCAGTACGGAAAAGCGTACGCTTATCGAGGAAATGATCCGCAAGCAGGTGCCAATTGCTCGCATCGCTTTTGATACTAGCTCAAGCAAATCTACCGTGCAGATCGTCCGGGATCAGCTCATCGAACGCGAGCCAACACTGTTCCGCGGCCACATGGCTGCCAACCTCCAGCGCATCGCAAACAAGGCCGCCTCAACCATTGAGCAAGGTCTTGATGCCCTCGAAGGACAAGATGTTAAACCAAGTTTACTAGCGGGAATTTCCGTCGCGCTAGGGATTATACTTGATAAACAGTCTGCGATGCTCGGTGAAACCACGGTCCAGGTGGTTGAACACCGGCTCCGGGTCGATGCGGACGCCATTTCCCGCATGATATCCGTCAAACCATTACAAGTTGTTACAGAGCAGGAGGATATCATCGATGTTGCGTAGAACATTAGACATAATAGGTATTGTGCGAAGTCAGATATTTCCTGATCATTCATTAGTTTTGCTGAAATTTCAAGCTGGTCAGGCGGGGGGGGGGAGTCCCAGCCGCCGGCGGCGAGCGCGACGCGACGCATTCACTCAACCGAAATTTTTTCATAAAAGCGCCTTCTTAGCTCAGTTGGTAGAGCACCTGTTTTGTAAACAGGCGGTCACAGGTTCGAGTCCTGTCGAAGGCTCCATCTAAAAACCAC